ACGATTCTGCGTTGCTACCATTTTTCTTGACCAAAGTATCAAACTGATTTCCTGAAAGTGGGTCAAGTAAAAGATGATATGTCATTGAGTATTTGCCGTCTTTACCAGTTGGAATTGTAAAGCGTGAGTTGTTTGTTGCATTGTCGTGGAATCCGTCAGTATCAAAATCTTCAGCCGTCCAAGCAACAGCGGTACTTGTTGCGGTTGCTAGTGTTACACTAGCAGTAAAATATGCTCTGCAACCAACAAAAGTTGGTGTGCTTGCTGCTGGTGTAGCCCATTTCAATCCAGTGGCTGTAGTTGAGTCAGCTGTGAGAACTTGAGCGTTTGTACCGACTGCAAGGCGAGCTGGAGTATCGGCTGCTGTTGCAGTTATAAGATCACCCTTAGCGTCGACGATAGCGTTCTGAATTGCGTTAGCGTCGTCGGAAGTTACCCACGTGAAATCCATATTCGTGTTCGAGTTCTTAGATAAGACTTGGCCAGAAGTGCCGCCAAGAAGATCACCCATCGACGTGTCGATAGCGTTGCCCAGCGTACGAATCGCAGCCGCTCCGTCTTTTACGAGATCGGTGTCGTCTGGCTCTTCCCAGCCGAAGAGAGGACTTGTTGCCATTGATTGCTCCTTTAAGCGACTACTGTCGCACTATTCCAGTCAAGTGTAAGGGATAAAGTATTCCAAGTTTCGGCGACACTTACATTCTCCCACTTCATCGACTGCAAGCTAAAAGCCGTCGGACTTAGGTTAAGAGTTAAGTCGAGTCTGTTATAGCCAGCCGAGAACGTCCAGCCTTCGACGAATCCTTGGAATCGTCCCAGAAGAATGTTCGGTGGAAGATCCGTAATGTCTAGCGGGAGACCCATAGCCACGTTAAGAAGTGCGTCGCGATCCGAGTCGTCTATGTTGTTATTACCTAGAGTAAAAGTTATAGCTTGGAATTGAGCTTGCGGGTAGGCTCGAAGCCCTAAATAGAAGTCGGCTTGCGCTTCTGCGTCTACTGTCTTCTCGATACTTGTCGCGATAAGTTGAGCCTGTTGGCCATAAGTTCCGATGGAAGCTGTATCTAAAGCGTTCGCTTCTTGGCCGTTTTTATAGGAGATCGTTACGTTATTACGAACGTCTGCGATTCTTTTAATGGTCGAGATTCCAGCCGCGAAAGCCGTAGAAGCTGAGATCTCTGTGTAACCGTTAGCGGCTAAATATTGGGAGCGATGTGTCGCGTCGGCGTAGCTAATTCGGCCACTGGAATCCTCGTAGATGTAGCCAAGTCCAGAAGTAGCTAAAGCACTAACTAAAGAATAGACGTCCGTAGTCGAAGATGTACGAGCTGTAAGTTCGTAATCACCCGGACGGTCTATCTCTCCCAGCCCCACGTTTTCCGCTGTAGCCCATGTCTGCGTCGCGTCATAACTAGCCCACGTTACAGCGGGAGCTACTTCGTTCCAGTTATTGAGAAGCAAGTCCGAGAGAATGGTGTAAATCTGATCGCCGTCGAAGTCTTTAGCTAGGACGCCTTCTGTAAGACTTACTGGAAGCTTAGATAAAGCTCCAAGAGCTGTAACTCGGATAACTTGATTCGATTCCGTTCCGCTACTGTTTAAGAGTTGAACTTGAATGTCTGTAACGTCTCCGCCGAATAGATTAACGAATGTCCCTGTCGAATCCTTAATCTTTATTAAGACATTATCGTTAACGTCGATTACTATCGGCGATTCGTCTAAGTTAAGGATTTCGATAAAGCAGTAGCCAGCGCGTGGCTGAGAATAGATGTCTGTTCGGCCAGAAGTAATCGAGACAGTAGCTAGGGTTAGATTCGTGTAATTAGTGCCACCGTTAACCGTCACCTGCCATTCGGGAATCCAGACAGTCACTAGACAGCCACTAACGCGTTATAACCGCCGCCGCCTCTAGCTGCCGAGCGATTGAGTACGTCGACGACTGCTCTAGCTGCGCCTTCTGGATCTCCGACTATGCCCATGTTCACAGTTACGTTAGCTCGATCGGCTGCATTCGCTTCGCGTTGCGCGCGGAGTCTGGCCGTCTCTGCCTTTAATTCTTCACGTCGTAAAATTGCGGCTTGCATGGCTGGAGAATAAGCAGACAGCGGCGCACCTGTAAAAGTAGGCGAATCGGCCGATGGAGCGAATGTCCCGCCGCTACCACCGAAACCGCCGCTAGTGTCGACACTTACTCCGCCGCCAGTATCTCCGAAGTCTACGGAAGCTTTCAAGCTCTTATCGTTGCCGCCGCCTAAGAAGTTCGTAATTGGATTATTCTTAATAAAGTCGATTATCTTCTTAACTCCGTTATAAGTAGAAGTCAAGAAGCCCACGAACTTAGAGAATGCAGTAACGAGTCCACCGATGATTAACCCGATTCCTTCAAGCGCAAGCTTAAACGCTCCACCAAGAATCGGAGCTAGATTATCTTTTGTAAAAGTCCAGATAGCCTTAAACAGTGCAAGAAGCGGAGCGAGTTCGTCCGAGTTAGCCGAGACCGCGTTCTTAATTGTAGTGAACGCAGTTCCTAGACCTTTAAGAGCTGGGCCGAAGATTGCGCCTAGGGCTGGGATTAACTCGTTCGCGAAGAAGTTAAAGAATGACTTAACAATAGGAAGAAGATCATCGCGGACGACCTTAAAGATAGCCGTAAACGCTGGCCCTAGCGTTACGGATAATCCAGAAGCTAAGTTCTGAATAGCTGGGATTCCCTTATCGACGAAGCTAGAGATTAAGGGAGTAATCGCGTCGAGAACGTAAGAACCTACAGTCTCTTTCGCTTCATCGAATGCAACAGTAAGACGGGCCATCTTGCCTTGGAACGTGTCGGCTTGCTTAGAAGCTTGTCCCTCAAAAGTCTTAGCCAGCGAAGCCGTAATCTGCTCCATCGTCATAGTTTTAAGCTGAGCAGAAGTAAGTCCTACGCCTAACTTGCCGAGAGCTGCCGTATTACCTTCGGCGGCCTTGGCCATGGCGTTCGTGACTGCTTCGAGCGACTTGCCACTTCCAGCCGCGACATCTATCGCGACAGCTTGCAGTTTCTGAGCCGCGCTTACGTCTTTAGTAGCTCGAAGTAAACGATCTAGCGATGGACGAAGATCGTCGTCTGTAAGACCCGTGAGAAGGGACGTCTTAGTTATCTGTTCTTCTACAGCTTTTATCTGGGCGTCTGTTGCGCCTGTTACGTTCTGTAATGTCGTCGCGAGTTTAGCCTGAGCTGCTTCGTCCGCTATAGCTGACTTAACGCCATCGATGAGAAGCTTTCCAGCATAGGCGACCGCTGCCACTGTTGCAGCTGCGAAAGCTGCGGCGGCTACTTTTCCGAACTTGCCGATTCTGTCTGAGAATCCTTCGACTTCATTCTGCGCGCCTTTAACGCCCTTCTTCAATTCGTCGAAGTCGGCGTCGAAAGTTATCTTTACTTTAGGAATGCCAGCCATTAGTCCAGACCTACTTTCTTAATTACGCCCTGAATTAGATCTATGTATTCTTTCGCGACTATAGGCGTGTAATAGTCAACAGCTGGAGCTATCCAGTAGCCGCGCTTATTGCGCGGGGCCTTGAATCTGTCTGTGTAGGCACGTCCTAGCGAGTCCGTACCGCGTCCGCCGCCGTATTCCGTTCCCCATAGAAGCGCACCCGCTGGAGCTGCATTCTGGCGAACCTTAGAGCCTTTACCGCTTTTAGAAGCTTCTCCGCCGTACTTGCGACCAACCTTCTTAGGGCCGCCTATGTCTACGCGAATAAGACGATCTCGCTTGGCTGTAATCGTTGAAGCTACTAGCTTCGTCTGCGGAGCTGGCGCACCATGGGCAGACATCATGAGCTGTCCAGCTAGTCGCTTAGACAGTGGCAGAGCTGCGTCTCGGATCTCATTCTGTGTCTCTTTATCTAAAAGGTTAAGAGTCTGTAGCAAGTTTTTAAGCGCAGCTGGCTCGACTTCTATCGAGTAGACGCCCTTCTTACTTGCCATTCTGTCTCTCCAAGATCTCTATAGCTGTGAGTAAATCTTCCGTCGTCTGCCATTCGCTCATCGGGATTCGAGTCGCTATTGCGACTTCTATCAAGATCCGATTTAAGCTTCCGACGGGCCAGCTTTTGGGTCTGACTTCTTACTCGTAATCTCTTCGACTGTCTCGATCCAAATCTCGTAAGGCTTTACAGGACTTCCCGCAGCTTCGCGCTTCATAGCGTGATAAGCCAAGAAGTTAAGTCCTTCTAGTCCTAACTTAGATTCTGCTTCGTTAACTGTCGTCTCGAACTTGCGTTCCCACTTAACCCACTCGGGATTAGCCGCTACGTATGTAGCGACTTCTCCCGAGCTGTAAGTTACTTCTAGTTCTATCTTCATCTTTAGCTCCCGATTCTATTTATTAGCTGAATGTCTCTGTAGGTGTTCCGATAACTGTAAAGCTCATGCTAACAGTCTGGGCGTCTGGCGATGATCCGCCCACGCTTGGGAATAGTGGTAGTACGTTGAACGCGAAGACTGCGCCTGTTACAGCTGTAAGCGATACCGCTAAAGCTGTGTTAGGAGCTGATTCCGCAGCTGACCAGAGAGCTTCGCAGAGTGAATCTGTTGCGCCCCAGTCTGCAAGCATTTCGACGTCGAACGTCCACTGTGAATCGATGGACTTATAAGCCTTCGAGTAAAGTGTGTCGTAAGTTTCGATAGTAACGTCGCATGAAAGCGTCGCGGCTGTCGCTTGTTCGTCGTAGTTCTTAGTCGCGATCGTCATAGCGAGATCGCGTCCAGTAATGACGGTCGTGGCCATTTTTTCTCCTTAGTTGGTTTGGGTGTAATAGGTGGAGAGCTGAATCTCGCAAGCGAGAATCTCCGACGCTCCGATGTTTAATGGAATCGGATTCGATACGTCTCCGACTTCATACCCTGACGGAATAGCCGCCAGAATGCTAATTACGAGCTTCTCGATGTTATCGAGCGCGCTCTGATTATCGTAAATCGCTACGCCTACAGTCATAACTAAATTAACCTTTAGCTTTACGTTCGCCTTACCTAAGAACGTCGGCTGGAGATA